CTAAATAAAGCCCCACCAAATACACCAGCCACACCAAGCATGTGGAAGGGGTGCATCAGGATGTTGTGCTCCGCTTGGAAGACCAGCATGTAGTTGAACGTTCCCGAGATACCCAAAGGCATAGCATCAGAGAAGCTTCCTTGGCCCAAGGGATAGATAAGGAATACAGCGGTAGCAGCCGCCACCGGGGCAGAGTATGCAACAAAGATCCAGGGCCTCATCCCTAGTCGATAGCTAAGTTCCCACTCTCGTCCCATGTAAGCATAGATGCCAATGAGGAAGTGGAAGACAGTGAGTTGAAACGGTCCCCCGTTATAGAGCCATTCATCAAGTGAATGAGCTTCCCAAATTGGGTAGAAGTGAAGTCCGATGGCATTGCTGCTCGGAACGACGGCTCCTGATATGATGTTGTTTCCATAGAGAAGACTTCCAGCTACGGGCTCACGGATGCCGTCGATGTCGACAGGGGGAGCCGCAATGAATGCAAGAATGAAGCAAGTGGTGGCAGCAAGGAGACACGGAATCATCAGTGTTCCAAACCAACCAACATAAAGGCGGTTATCTGTGTTAGTAATCCAGCTACAGAAACGCTCCCAGGTTTTATCCTGAGAGCGTGAGGCTGCAATAGCAGTCATAGTGTGTTAGTTAAGACGTGTGAGTTTTACCCGCCCAACTCCAGAGGCAGTGAGACCGATAGCATCAGCCGCACCTTTACTGAGATCAAGTTCCCTTCCATGAATGTAGGGTCCACGATCATTGACCGTCACCACAGCACACCGTTGATGGCAAACACGAAGACGTGTACCAAACGGGAGTGACTTGTGAGCCGCAGTAAGGCCGTATTGATTATATCGAGATCCACTCGCAGTAAGGTTCCCATTAAATCCAGGACCATACCATGAGCTAATCACCGACAGAGTAGTTAGAAGAGGAAGCATAATAAGATAGCGAGGAACATTTATATTTCCATCTACTCATTGAGGCTCAGCACTACTCGCTAGGGGCCAAGCCTCTATTGATCATTGCTCAGGCAGTCTTGTTATTGCCCTTTGTCTTTTTAACAGAAGCTTCGTAGAACCCTGAAGCCGCTCCTCGTGGAGTCAGTTTTACAGGATCATTAGGGGACTTTCAGCCATCAGTAATACCCTGAATCTTCATCCGTTCGCTGAGATTATTTAGGTTTTAGGGTTGTTCTTATCGTAAGGCATGATAGTTACTTCTTTTTAGCTGTCTTGGCTGACTTCTTAAATTGAGCAGCAGTAGGAGCACCGGCAGTACCAGGCTTCCTCATCTTTTCTCCAGAGCCAGCTTTAATGCGTTCACGCTTAGCATGAATGTTAGCGTACAATCCAGGTTTAGCCATTTACTAAGAATTTTAGAATTGGATATTTGATCGCTCAAGTTTGTCTGCAACATCTTGTCGATATGCAGGGTCATTGTCATAGCGAGGGTCGTTCATAGCACGAACAACTTCTGCTTGTGAACGGAAGGCATCAACATTGTTGCGAGGAGCAGAGCCAGTAAGAAGCCTTCCATCAACGCCTACAGCATCCTGAACACGGCTATACAATGCTTGTGCAGCGAAGTACATACCTAGTGGATCACCACGGTCCATCACTGCATCGTACATAGCGATCTCATTATCTGAAAGATTCTCGCTAGCCCATTGCATCATTGTAGCATAGCTTTCATCACCACCAACCGAAGCTTGAATCCGTTGAATGTCATCAGCAGATGCAACATACTCTGGCTGTTGGTTTTGCAGGAACATGTTGGCTACATCAATAGGATCCATATTAGCGACCTGGTTGACTGTCTCTTGATCCCACTGACCTTGACGGAAGGACTCCATGATCACGTCATACAAGGAGACATCATCATCTGAGTCTTCCTCTTGTTGCTGATCATCTGTCTCAACCTCTTCTTCGTCTTCCTGTTTAGAGCTAAGGCGCTTCTGGAGTTCCAGGTAGCCTCTCTCTAAGTCTTCAGTGCTTTTGTATTTGCCCGCAAGTAGCTGGGCTTCTTCTTGTGCTAGACGTTCACCAATTTCTAGAGACTCTTGTTCATCTGCAGAAAGTTGGCCGTCTTGTTCGTCAAGCGGATTCAGTGTCAGTTCGTTGGCCATTAGCTGTAATTACGGTGAGATTACCAAGACCTACGGTCTTTACGTAATCGGGTGAACGACCGATAGTAGGTTCTCCAATCTTGCTGAGTTTCATCACAGCAGGTGGTTGCTCTGTAGAAACTTCTACATCATTGGATGGGGTGTCCAGCTTCTTAGACTTCCGTGCTTGGGTTGGTGTTTGATTGTTCATTCAGTTGATTTAGTATTTCTGGATTCTTAGATGGATCCATTATTGGCACACTAGCTAGTGCAGAGGCTTGCTTAGTCATCTCCAGCTGTTGTTGCTGCTGGAGGTTCTGCTCCTTGTCTTGCTGTACTTCTTGCATAGACTTGACAAGGTTCAATACATCAATACCTTGTGCTGCTGCCAGTCGTTTGATAGCTTCATCTACGTTGAGAAATGAACCAATGGCTTCAGGTCCTAAGGTTTGAGCAATGATAGTAAAGAATTGACCGAGTGATTCACGGTCTTGTCCACGTCCAAGAGCATTGATACCAGCCACAATAGTGGGGCGTACAAGGTCTTTAGGAATACGTGGGATCTCTTGGTTCTTCTGGAGAACTGAGAGCTTACGGTTAAGATAAGGTACTAGGAACTCAACAGTCAACAGGGAGAATAGTCCACCTAGTTGCTGCTCTAATTCCATTTGTGTCATGCGTACTTCTTCAGCTGTAGTACGCTCACTGTTCCTTACATTGAGTACAAGGAAAGCTTCACTAAGGCGACGCTCAAGTACTTGAGACATCTCCATTGCTGTACGGAAGTCAGCTGTCTTGCCAACCTGCACTACAGAGATATCATCAGGTCTGCCCTGAACGATGGCTCCGTTCCCCGCAGCGGCGAGTGTCTGTGGTTTGGTGGTACTAGACGGAGAGACGGTGAAGACCACCTTAGCGGCGACTGCAGAGCCCTCTACGAGTGCTTGCATGAGTGCCTCCAAAGAACGGAGATCTCCAAGGAACTCCTCTACTCTTCCTCTACCAAATGGTTCACCATCAACAACATTAAATCTAAGCACTAACCAAGGGTTAGCATCTAGTGGTGCCTTACCTTGAGAACCAGGAATGATTTTATCAAAGACTTCCTGATGCCAGATGAAGCGGTTGTTGTCACGACGGATGTGTGTGTACACATCAATGTCTTCTTCGTTGTCAGATCCATCATCACCCGGAGGGTTAGCAGGAGTGACAGTATTAAGGAGTGGTTGCAACAGCTTACGACTGATGCGTTCTTTAGTGACGATCTCTAAGACTTCACCGTTACCATCTCGATCTACGACATAGCGATTCAAAGGATACAGCTTAAGTCCTTTAGGACCCATGTAGATAAGAGCGTTACCAGCAACAACCAAATGCTTGAGTGCTTGGTGTACGGTAACGCGATCACTGGAAGCTGCAATGATTTCCATCACAGACCTCTCCATCTTTGCAAAGGAAAGGTCTAGATCAGAACGTGCTTCGGGAGGAAGTTCAACACCTACTTTAGCGTCGTTGAGCTGCAGCTTAAAGAAGCTGGTTTGGGGAGGTAACAATGCAAGCATCAACTTCGATGCAAGAGTTACAACTCCCTTGGCGCCCACTGACTGCCATGGTGTGATCAACCTTAGATGGGTGGTACGACTGTTGTCATCTTCCTGACGGATAAGATTAGGCAGCGTAAGGTCGGAGCATTGAACTGCTGTGTCTAGAAACTGGGTACGGTACTTAGTTAGATGATCGTATCGTGTTTTAGCGGTCATCTCTTTTATTAGGTTCTAATTCCTGTGTTAGGAGTATATGTCTGAGTCCTAAATGTGTTGAGGGCTTTGTTTTTGACCTTCATTCTTTCACGGGTAGACTTATTGGACCTATAACTTGAGGCAGTGGAACCTACATTTGCT